GAAGAGACAACATTATTATCTTTTAAATTGGAAGATGAAACTATTGTAGAAACCGAGAAATTGGAAGCAGATAGTAAAATTTTCAAAATCAATGAAGCATTTGAAAGAGTAGCTTTAGAAGATGGAACATACAAATTAAAAGAGAATTTTGTACTTGAGGTGGCTGAAGGTCAAATTACATCCGTTAAAGAATTATTTCTTGACGCAAAATTAATTGACGGTACTGAAGTTAAAGTGTCTGGTGATGCTTTAGTTGAAGGTGCTAAAGTTATGGTAGTTACTGCAGAAGGTGAAATTATTGCACCAGATGGCGTACACGAACTTGAAGACGGAACTAAAGTTGAAACTAAGGAAGGTGTTATCGCTAAGATTGAAGAAGCGGTTGCTGAAGCTCCTGAAATGGAAGGACCTGAAGTTGAGATTGAAGTATCTAAAGACGGAATGTCAAAAGAAATGGTAGATATGTTGAAAGAATTTATCTACAAGATGGGTGACAAGGTGAAGAAGATGGAAGAACAAATGTCTTCATTATCTACTGACTTTAACTCATTCAAAAAAGAACCAGCAGCTAAAAAGATTGCTGATGGTAAAACTGAGAAGTTTAATAAAACTGATGACGTATTAGATTCAAAAATTGCTAATATTATGTCATTAAGAAAAAACAATAAATAATTAAAAACAAATTAATAAAATTATGAAAATTTTATCAAAACAACAATTTGATTACGAAGTAGCAAGTATCGGTGGATACGTTGACCAAGTAGGTGGTGAATTGTTATCAAAAGCACTTATCGGCGGTACAACTGCAAGATACGTAAATGTAAGATTGGGTATTAAAGGTACACAAGCGTTGAACTTATTAAATTCTAACGTAGTATTCCAAGACGGAGTTTGTGGATGGGACCCTCCAACAGGAACAACAACAACTTTCACTCAGACAAATATCACAACTTGTCCTGAGAAGTATAACGAAGCATTATGTTACCAAGATTTGTATGATACATACCAATCAATGTTAATGAAGCCAGGTCAAACTCAAGAGAGTGTACCTTTTGAACAACAAATTGCTGACTTAAAAGTTAAAGAAATTCAACAAAGAATTGAAAAACAATTATGGCAAGCTACAACAGGTTCATCTTGTTTCAATGGTTTCAAAACATTAATCTCTACAGGTACAACAGGTGTTGCTAACTCAAGCGGTGTAACTTTCAGTTCATCTGCAGATTACGGTGTAAGTGGTAACCCTATCACTGAAGTAGATAAGTTGATTAACGTATTAGATGACAACGCAATGTCTCGTGAAGATTTAATTGTGTTTATGTCTTATGCTAACTTCCGTCTTTACATTCAAGCGTTAACACGTGCTAACTTCTTCGCTAACTATATCGGTTCATCTGATATTACTTCAATGATGGAAGCTACACATCCTAACACAAACGTTAAAGTTGTTCCTACATTAGGTTTGAACGGTTCTAACCAAGTTGTTATCGGACCACGTGAGTATATAGTTGTAGGTTTTGACTTATTGTCTGACCACGAGAAATTAGTTGTATGGTACTCAAAAGATTTTGATGAGTTACGTTTACGTGCAAACTATAACTACGGTGCAACAATCGCTACCTTTGGTTCAGTGAAATATTTCGCAACAAACAACTTAGCATAATCTAAGTAAAAAAAATAAATAAAAAAAAAATAAAATTATACACATATGAGTTGTTATATATCTTCAGGAGTTGACTTAGGTTGTTCTGATGGAATAGGTGGTATTAAAAGTATTTGGGTATTAGGTGCAAGTGGTGCAACAGCACCTTCTGTATCTGCAGTATCTATTACAGGAACTACAGGTCCTATCACAGGTATTACAGGTTCAGGTGTTTGGTACAATTTTGAATTAAAGAGAAACACTTCTTCTTTATCTCAAAACACTACTAAGAACTTTGAGAACGGTACTATCTTTTGGGAACAAGTTTTAACTGCAATCCTATTCAAGTACGACCAAGACAAGAGAAACCAATTATTGGTATTAGGTCAAAACGATAATATTAAAATCGTTGCGGTTGACCAAAACGATACACAATACTATTTAGGTCAAGTAAACGGAATGTATTTAAGTGGTGGTTCTGCTGCTACTGGTACTGCGTTTGGTGACAGAAATGGTTTTGAATTAATCTTTACGGGTCAAGAATCAGACCCTGCAAACGTAGTTAGTGGTACATTATCAACTATCTTCGCTGCTGGTGGATTTGGTGTTGTAGCATAGTAGGTCTGTCGTGGACTGAATTTCTATATTTCTATCATTCTAAGAAAGGGGTCCTTATGGACTCCTTTTTTTTTGTTCTATACCAATTCAAAATGGTTTTTTTTATATTTACTTATATAAGACAAGAATATGCTTTATATCCAAAAAGGACAAAACACATCATTGGTACTTAATATTAACAATAATAGTAGAAATACTTTTACAGGTTATACCTTAAACTTCACTCACGTAATGAGTAAAGAGACTAAGTTATATACTATTAATTTAAGTAATCCTGCTGAGTATTTTCAAAACATTCGTTACTGTGAAATATTATTACCATTAGCTACTAATGACTTAAATTATTTGGGTGAATATACATTAAACATTTTTGGTAATCCTGATAACGAATTAGTTTATTCAGGTATTGCAATTTTAGAAGGTACAGAACAAGGTGCAGGATTTACTGAGTATATATCACCAAATGAAACTAACGAGAATTATATATACATACAAGATTAATTATGAGTGAAATAAAAAAATACGACCTAAAGAGAATCAACTTTGACCGTGCATCGGTTCCTGTTTTTTCTGAAGTTTTACAAAGATACCCTTGGGTATATTACGGAGACCAAAACCTATTACCTCAATACTTCATTGAGTTATATGATAACTGTGCAATCCATAAAGCGGTGATTACATCTAAGGTGAATCAGATTATGGGTGATGGTATTGTATCATTAAACAATCCAATGGCTACAGTTAATCTAATTAATCCAAGTGAGAATGTTGCTGATGTAATGAGAAAATGTGCATTGGACTTTATGATGTTTGGTGGATTTAGTTTACAGATTGTTAAAACAAAAGACCGTAAAGGTATTGCTGAGATTTATCATTTGGATTTTAGTAGAGTACGTAGTGGTAAGTTAAACGATGAAGATAAGATTGAAAGTTATTTCTATTCTCCTCATTGGAAAGATACAAGAAAATATCCACCTCAAGAATATCCTGCGTTCAACATGGATGAGAAAGGTGATGTACAAATATATTATTATAAGACATATGTTCCATCAATGAGTTACTATCCTGTACCTGATTGGTCAGCAGGACAACGTTCAATTGAAATTGATATTGAAACTAAGAACTTCCATATGAACAATTTACGTTCAGGTATGGTTCCAAGTTTGTTTATCAATATGAATGGTGGAATACCTGGTGAGGAAGAACAACGTATCTTAACACGTGCATTAGAAGAACAATATGCAGGTACAGATAATGCAGGACAAGCAATCATATCATTCAACGAAAGTAAAGATACTGCTCCTGAGATTATTCAGATACCAAGAAACGATAATGATAGTTACTATCAAACAATGAACGATGATATTACACGTTCTATCTTATCAGCACATAGAGTAAGTAGTGCTGAGTTATTTGGTATTGCAACTGCAGGTAAATTAGGTTCATCAAATGAGATTGTTGAACATAGTGAGTATTTTAGAAAGATGGTTATTCAACCATTCCAAAATTGTATGTTACCTTGTTTTAATAAATTAGTATCAATCAAGTTTGAAAAACCTACTACATTTGAAATTAAACCATTAAGTTTATTCTTGACAGGTGATGTAAGAGAAAATCCTGTGGTTGATGATGTTCCTGTAACTCCTGTTCAAGTTCCTGACCAACAAGAGATGGCAGTGAATGAAAATATAAAGAAATTATCAGGTAGAGAATATCAGGGTTTATTAAGAATTGTAAGAGAATACAATAAAGAAAAAATAACAAGAGGACAAGCTGCACAAATGTTAATGTCAGGTTATGGATTAACTGAAGAACAATGTCAAGCTTGGTTAGGTGAAGAAGAA